CGTTTATAGCCCGTAAACAGTGCGAAACGGTGGAGGTGGATGAGGTTCCTGTTTACCGGCAGAAAAAATCAGAGCAGGAGGATAAACCCCGTCGCCGTGAGGTGGCTGCAATACCACAGCCGGACGAAACAAATCCGGAGATGCCACCGCCCGTGGTGATATCTCCTGGTATTGAGTATATGGAGGACGGTCTTCCCGATCCGGTGAAAGCGATGGGGCGTCTTCTGGTGGAGAACATTAATACCGACCCCAGGCTGGCGCTGGATGCGGCTTATAAGCTGGCGCAGTTCACACACCATAAAAAAGGCGATGCCGGTAAAAAATCGGCAAAAGGTGATGCCGCGAAAAAAGCGGCTAACCGTTTTGCGGTGCCACCACCTCCCCGGCTGGTGGTGAATAACCAGAATGAGGAAAGCGGATGATACCTGTATGGAGCACGGCATGTCCGGACTGGGCAGAGCGCCTGAAAAAGGGGCTGTCGATTATTCCGGCTCCGATTTATCCGGACCAGGCTGCACATGCACTGGCGATTTTTAAACAACTGCGGATTGTGGATGCACCGGGTAGCCCGACATTCGGGGAGTCCTGTGCACCGTGGGTGTTTGACCTGGTGGCGGCCCTGTTTGGCTCCTACGATGCGCAGACCGGTGTTCGCCATATCAAAGAAGTGTTTATCCTTATCCCCAAGAAAAACAGTAAGTCCACGCTGGCCGCGGGGATCATGATGACGGCGCTGTTACTGAACTGGCGGCAGGCGGCGGGCTACACCATTCTGGCCCCGACCGTGGAGGTGGCGGCTAACGCCTTCAACCCTGCCAGGGATATGGTACGACGGGACGATGATCTGGATGACCTCTGTCAGGTGCAGACACATATCCGGACCATCACCCATCGGGTGACGGACACCACCCTGAAGGTGGTGGCAGCCGATCCGAATACGGTGTCCGGTATCAAGTCCGTGGGGACACTGATTGATGAACTGTGGCTGTTTGGCAAGCAGTACAAAGCGGAAGACATGCTACGTGAAGCCATCGGCGGGCTTGCCTCCCGTCCGGAAGGATTTGTGGTGTACACAACCACCCAGTCGAATGAACCGCCTGCCGGGGTGTTCAGACAGAAACTGCAGTACGCCCGGGATGTCCGTGACGGCAAAATTCATGATCCGCACTTTCTGCCGGTGATATTTGAACACCCTCCTGAAATGGTGGAAAGCGGGGCTCACCTGCAGATGGAAAACCTCGCCATGGTCAATCCGAATCTCGGTTATTCGGTGGATGAGGCTTTTCTGTACCGGGAGTACCGTAAAGCCCGGGAGGCTGGTGAGGAAGCATTTCGTGGCTTCATGTCAAAACATGCCAATGTGGAAATTGGTCTTGCCCTGCGTTCTGACCGCTGGGCGGGGGCGGATTTCTGGGAGCAGCAGGGCAGGCGCGTCAGCCTGGACGATATCCTGCAGCGCGCTGATGTGGTGACGGTGGGGATTGACGGCGGGGGCCTGGATGATCTGCTGGGAATGTACGTGACTGGCCGTGACAGGGAAACCCGCGAATGGCTGGGCTGGGGCCATGCCTGGGCGCATGAAACCGCGGTGGTCAGACGGAAGAGTGAGGCATCCCGGTTTCAGGATTTTGTGGCCTGTGGAGACATGACGATTGTCCGTCGGGTCGGGGATGACACGGCGGAAGTGGCGGAGTATGTGCGTCGTATTCATGAGGCTGAGTTACTGGATCATATCGGTATTGACCCGTCAGGTGTGGGGCAGATTCTGGATTCACTGGCGGAAGCCGGGATCCCCGATGAGAGTGTGGTGGGGATAAGCCAGGGCTGGAAGCTGGGCGGGGCCATCAAAACCACCGAGCGCAAACTGGCTGAAGGGGTGCTGATTCACGGTGATCAGCCCCTGATGGCCTGGTGTGTCGGTAATGCCCGGGTGGAGCCTAAAGGTAACGCTATCCTTATTACCAAACAGGCCAGCGGGCGGGGGAAAATTGACCCGCTGATGGCGCTCTTCAATGCGGTATCCCTGATGTCCCTGAATCCGGAACCGAAAAAGAAAGAATATGCGGTTTTTTTCATATAACCCTGTTCACCCTGTAACCATTATGGACCGCTGCGGCGGTTTTTTTATTTTCAGGAGGCTGATGTGACTCTTAAACGGGCCTGCTCCCTGCTGACGGTGAAATCCTTCAGTGAGGATGAGCGGGTGATCACCGGGATTGCGTCAACGCCTTCTCCGGATCGGGATGGTGACATCCTGGAGCCGGAGGGCGCGGAGTTTGGCAGTGCGATCCCGTTTCTCTGGCAGCATGACCATTCCCGCCCGGTGGGGCAGTGTACGGTGCGCCGGGTCAGCGAAGGGCTGGAAATCACGGCAACACTGGCGAAGCCCGTGCCGGATATGCCATCGCAACTGGTTGCCCGGCTGGATGAGGCCTGGGCGGCCATTAAGACCGGGCTGGTCAGGGGGCTTTCCGTGGGCTTCCGTCCCCATGAATACACCTTTCTGGACGGGGGCGGACTGCATTTTCTGCGCTGGGAACTGATGGAGGTATCTGCCGTCACCGTACCCGCGAATGCGGAATGCACCATCCGGACCATTAAATCTTACGACCGCCCGTTTTCTGCACGGAAACCGGTGGTGAAAATCGCATCTTCTGCCGGCGCTTCGGCACAGTCAATAACCTCTTTTCATAAGGAAAAGTCAGCAATGAATACTGGTGAACAGATTAAAAGTTTTGAAAACAAGCGTGCGGCGCTGGCAGCCTCCCTTGAGGAGATCATGAACAAAGCCGCAGAGGAAGGCCGCACACTGGATGTGGAAGAGGAAGAGCACTACGACAACACCGCAGCGGAAATCCGTCAGGTGGATGCGCACCTGAAGCGTCTGCGTGAACTGGAAACCAGTAAGGCCGCCACGGCACAGCCGGTGAAACAGGCCGGTAACGGGAATGTGGCCGCGGTGGCTTCTGCGCCGGTGATCCGTGTGGAGCAGAAACTGGATAAGGGGATTGGTTTCGCACGTTTTGCCAAATCGCTGGCTGCGGCTAAAGGTGTCCGCTCTGAAGCCCTGGAAGTGGCCCGTCGTCAGTATCCGGATGACAGTCGTCTGCATCATGTCCTGAAATCGGCAGTGGGCGCGGGGACCACCACGGATCCGCAGTGGGCAGGCAGCCTGTCTGAATATCAGGAATACGCACAGGACTTTATTGATTACCTGCGTCCGCAGACCATTATCGGGCGATTTGGTCAGGGCGGGATCCCTGCACTTCGTCAGGTGCCGTTCAATATCCGTGTGCACGCCCAGGTGTCCGGCGGTGCTGCCGGCTGGGTGGGTGAGGGTAAGGCCAGACCCCTGACGAAGTTTGATTTTGAATCCATCACCTTCAGTCATGCGAAAGTGTCGGCCATTGCGGTACTGACGGAAGAATTGATCCGTTTTTCCAGTCCGGCTGCTGATGCACTGGTCCGTAATGCGCTGGCGGAAGCGGTGGTGGCGCGTCTGGATACAGACTTTGTGGACCCGAAAAAAGCCGCAGTGGCAGATGTCTCCCCGGCGTCCATCACCCATGATGTGAAGGGCACGGCATCAACCGGTAACCCGGATGCGGATGCAGAGGCGGCGTTTGGCCAGTTTGTGGCAGCAAACCTGCAGCCCACCGGTGCGGTCTGGCTGATGTCCAGCACCAATGCCCTGGCACTGTCCATGCGTAAAAATGCGCTGGGTCAGAAGGAATACCCGGACATGACCCTGCTGGGTGGCTCCTTCCAGGGGCTGCCGGTGATTGTCTCCCAGTACGTGGGTGACCAGCTGGTGCTGGTGAATGCCCCGGATATTTATCTGGCGGATGACGGCGGCGTGGCAGTGGATATGTCCCGCGAGGCATCACTGGAAATGCAGTCTGAGCCGGGCGGCGACAGTACCACGCCGTCCCCGGTGGAGCTGGTTTCCATGTTCCAGACAGGCAGCGTGGCCATCCGTGCGGAGCGCTGGATCAACTGGCGTCGTCGCCGTACTGCGGCGGTGGCTGTGATCACCGGTGTGAACTACGGCAGTGCGTCCGGCGGCTGAGTCTGATGAGGAGGGCGGGAGGTGAGAGCGTCCCGCAGTAACTGATGGCAAAAATCCGATATCTGCAGGGCACGCATGATGCCCGGCCCGGGGATATCCGGGATGTCGCACAGCCGTGTGCGGAGGTGCTGGTTCGCCTGAGGAAGGCGGAGTACATCACAGCGCGACGTCCGGCGGGTCAGAAAAAGAAACATGATGCGGAGCATGGCGAATGTGGAACCTTTTACGGCGAACCCGAAAAAACCAGAAATCAGGACGTGACGTAAGAGAGGCGGGCTGGACCAGCCTGTTTCAGGCGGTGGCTGAGCCCTTTTCCGGCGCCTGGCAGCAGGCCGTGAAAGCCGATCCGGAAGCTGTCCTCTCCTTTCATGCGGTGTTTGCATGTATTTCGCTGATATCCCAGGATATCGCCAAAATGCGGCTGCGTCTTATGCAGACGGATGCGCAGGGGATACGCAGGGAAACGCGCCGGGGGGATATTGCCCGCCTCTGTCGTCGTCCCAACGCCCAGCAGAATCGTATCCAGTTTTTTGAACTGTGGCTGAACGCCAAACTGCGTCACGGCAATACGGTGGTGCTGAAAATCCGTAACTCCCGGGGGCAGATCAAAGAACTGCGTATTCTGGACTGGAGCCGGGTTGAACCTCTGGTGGCGGATGACGGCGAGGTGTTCTATCGCATCACGCCGGACCGGAACTGCGGGATCACGGAGGCGGTGACGGTGCCTGCCCGGGAAGTGATCCACGACCGGTTTAACTGTTTTTTTCATCCGCTTGTGGGGCTGCCGCCGGTGTATGCCGCCGGGCTGGCGGCCACGCAGGGGCATCATATTCAGGAAAATTCGACGTCTTTTTTCAGAAATGGCGGCAGGCCGTCCGGGGTGATTGAGATCCCCGGCAGTATTACGGAAGAAAATGCGAAAAAACTGAAGAGCAACTGGGACAGCGGGTATACCGGCGAAAATGCGGGGAAAACGGCCATTCTGAGCAACGGGGCAAAATACAACCCCACGACGTTTTCACCGGTGGATGCGCAGACGGTGGAACAACTGAAGATGACCGCTGAAATTGTCTGTTCGGTGTTCCGTGTCCCGGCCTACAAGATTGGCGTTGGCCAGCCACCTTCCAGTGACAACGTGGAGGCGCTGGAGCAGCAGTATTATTCCCAGTGCCTGCAGACGCTGATTGAGTCCATTGAACTGTTACTGGATGAGGCGCTGGAAACGGGGGAAAACGAGAGTACGGAGTTTGACGTCACCACGCTGCTGAGAATGGACAGCGAACGGCGCATGAAAACGCTGGGTGAGTCGGTGAAAAATACGCTTCTCACGCCCAATGAGGCCCGTAAACGTGAGAACCTGCCGCCCCTTGCGGGAGGTGATGCACTGTATCTTCAGCAGCAGAACTACAGTCTGGAGGCGCTGTCCCGTCGTGATGCCCGTGAAGATCCGTTCGCGTCGACCGGGAAAACGGCCTTAGCGCAACCGCCTGACGGCGCATCTGACGGTAATAAGGCAATCACTGAAACAGAGCATGATGCGGTGAAGGCGATGTTCAGGGGGATTCTGAGAAAATGAATGAACGTGAACTGTCCATTATCCGTGCGCTGGGTGAAGAATTTTCCGCAGTGCTGGCGGATTTACAGCGCACATTTGAGGGGAAAATAGCCGCGCAGGCACAAACGTTTGAAGAAAAACTGGCGTCCCTGTCTGTGGTATTACAGAAGTGCGTGACGGGCGATGATATGCGTCCGATGCTTGAGCAGATGGTGAAGGAGGCGGTAAGCCATATCCCTGTTCCGCGTGACGGTCGTGACTACGATCCGGATGTTCTGCAGAAGGCGGTGAATGATGCGGTCGCAAATATTCCACAGCCGGCGGACGGTAAAAGTCTCACCCCGGATGATGTGCGTCCGATGCTTGAACAGATGGTGAAGGAGGCGGTAAGCCATATCCCTGTTCCGCGTGACGGTCGTGACTACGATCCGGAAGTACTGCAGAAGGCGGTGAATGATGCGGTCGCAAATATTCCACAGCCGGCGGACGGTAAAAGTCTCACCCCGGATGATGTGCGTCCGATGCTTGAACAGATGGTGAAGGAGGCGGTAAGCCATATTCCTGTTCCGCGTGATGGTCGTGACTACGATCCGGATGTTCTGCAGAAGGCGGTTCTGGATGCGGTGAGTGCCCTGCCGGCTCCGCAGGACGGGCGTGATGCCACGGCACTGGAAATACTCCCCGCCATTGACGATCAAAAATCCTTTCCCCGGGGCACGTATGCCACACACCAGGGCGGACTCTGGCGGGCGTATGAAAAAACGCACGGGATGCGGGGATGGGAATGCCTGGTTGACGGGGTGGCGGATATTGACGTCAGTATGACGGGGGAGCGGTTGTTCTCTGTGGTGATCCGGCACAGCAGTGGCCAGCGTACGGAAAAAACATTTTCCCTGCCGGTGATGCTCTACCGCGGTGTGTTCAGAGCCGGTGAAACCTACCACCCCGGCGATACGGTGACGTGGGGGGGCTCGCTGTGGCACTGCAACAGTATGACCGGTGATAAACCCGGAGAAGCTCATTCATCAGGCTGGACCCTGGCTGCCAAACGTGGACGGGATGCAGGAGGCGGAAAATGACGGCATTACTGACACTGGAAGAGATCAAGGCACATCTGCGTGTCGACCATGACGCGGATGATGACATGCTGATGGACAAGGTTCGTCAGGCTACCGCCGTGCTGCTGGCCTACATTCAGGGCAGCCGGGATAAAGTGATTCGTGAGGACGGTGAACTGATCCCGGGCGAGGCATTAACCCGGATGAAGGGGGCTGCCATGCGACTGACCGGGATGCTGTACCGGAATCCGGATCTTGCGGAGCGGGAAGAACTGATTCAGGGGGAGCTGCCGTTTTCTGTTTCCGTGCTGATTTACGATTTGCGTTGTCCGACGGTGTTATGAGGAGGGGGAATGGCAATATCTGCAGGTCGTCTGACACAGATGATAAGTGTTCTGAACCCGGTGTTAACCCGTAATGCTGCCGGAGAAATGACGGAAGAATGGGTGTCATGCGGGAAAATTCATGCGGATATCCGTGGCAGGAGCAGCCGGGAGCGGATGCAGTCCGGTGCGGAAATGGCGCAGGCGGAAATCCGCATCTGGGTGCGCGGTCAGTCCGGCCGGGAAATCACGGCAGCGTCACGACTTCATGTGCTGAGTGGTCCCTGGCGTGACCGGATCCTGAACGTTGTCGGGCTGCCCGTGCCGGATGCGACCGGTGGGCGTCTGGAAATTCTCTGTCGGCTGGGAGGGGAAAAATGATCGAAACCCTGCTGGATTTTTCGGGGCTGGAGGACATCAGCCGCGATTTGCAGCTTCTGAGTGGTGCGGAAAATAACCGGGTGCTGCGTGAGGCAACCCGTGCGGGTGCGAATGTGCTGAAAGAAGAAGTGGTGTCACGGGCACCGGTACGCAGGGGAAAACTGCGCCGCAATGTGGTGGTCCTTTCCCGGTGCTCCCGCGATGGCGGGATGGAATCCGGTGTCCATATCCGTGGTGTTAATCCGGACACCGGTAACAGCGATAACACCATGAAGGCGGATAACCCGCGCAATGCTTTCTACTGGCGGTTTGTGGAAATGGGGACCGTGAATATGCCACCGCACCCGTTTGTGCGCCCGGCATTTGATGTGCGCAGTGAACAGGCGGCACAGGTGGCGATTGCGCGGATGAACCGGGCCATTGATGAGGTACTGAGACGATGACGGAGGCGGATTTGTATCCTCATCTGGCACATCTTGCCGGCGGGCAGGTGTACCCGTATGTGGTCCCCCTGCTGGATGGCAGGCCGTCGGTGGCGCTTCCGTGGGTGGTTTTCAGTCTGATTTCATCGGTGTCGGCGGACGTGATGGGCGGGCAGGCGGAGTCCTCAGTGTCGGTGCAGATAGACGTTTATGCCGGGACTGTGACGCAGGCGCGTCAGATACGTCAGGACGCCCGTGAAGCCATAATGCTGCTGGCCCCGGGATCCGTCAGTGAAATGCAGGACTATATTCCGGAAAACCGCTGTTACCGTGCAACCCTGGAGTTTCAGGTCACGGTGTGACTTTTTCTTTTTTTCTACAAAACCCATACCCCGCCGCGTGCGGGTTTTTTATTATCAGGAGGCAGAATGTCTGCTTTGTATGAACGCTCACAGCTGACGCAGGTGATGATTTCATCTGCCCCGGCGACTGCTGAAACTATGGATAAGGCGGAATATCTGCGCCTGGACTGCACCATCAAGGAAGTCCAGTTCACCGCCGGTCAGAAACAGGATATTGATGTGACCACGCTCTGCTCCACAGAGCAGGAGAACATCAACGGTCTGGGGGCGTCGTCCGAGATTTCCATGTCGGGTAATTTTTATCTGAATCAGGCCCAGAACGCCCTGCGTGATGCCTATGACAATGACACGGTGTATGCGTTTAAGGTGCAGTTTCCGTCCGGTAAGGGCTTTAAGTTCCTGGCGGAAGTGCGTCAGCACACCTGGTCATCCGGTACCAACGGCGTGGTGGCTGCAACGTTCTCACTTCGCCTGAAGGGTAAACCGGTGTCCTATGTGGTACCGCTGGCGTTTGTGAAAAATCCGGAGAAGACACTTACCGTGAATACAGGTGCGCTGCTGACAATGTCAGTCAGTGTCAACGGGGGAACGACGCCTTATAAATACGCCTGGAAGAAGGATGGTCAGCCGGTCGAGGGACAGACTACTGACACTTTCAGTAAAGCCAATGCGCAGTCAGGTGATAAGGGGGCTTATACCTGCGAGGTAACGGATTCTGCAGAACAGCCGCAGAGCATTACCTCTGATGCGTGTACGGTAACGGTTAATGGTGCGGGCGGATAAGGCTTATGGCAAAAGATCTGAAAACACTGGCGCTGGCCAGACTGTCGGGGTTCCGTCATAAAACGGTGAAGGTGCCGGAATGGAGAAATGTCAGCGTGGTGCTGCGGGAGCCTTCGGCAGAGGCCTGGTATCTGTGGCAGGAAGTGCTCAATGGTGATGGAGAGGATGACGATACCCTGTCGGTGGTGGCGAAAACCCGCCGTAACCTGGAAGCGGATGTGACGCTGTTCTGCGATGTCCTGTGTGATACTGACCTGCAACGGGTGTTCACTCCGGACGACCGTGAGCAGGTGCTGGCCGTCTATGGTCCGGTACATGCCCGGTTGCTGCGTCAGGCACTGGAACTGATCGCTGATGCAGAGTCGGCCAGAAAAAAGTAGCCCGCCCGGAAATTCGCTTTCTGATGCGACTTGCGCTCCGTCTGGGGCGCACCTTATCCGAACTGCGGCACAGCCTGAGTGCGAGCGAGGCGATGATGTGGATGGAGTTCGACAGGGTATCCCCGCTGGGTGATGAGCGCGGGGATATCCGTAATGCACAGATCGTGAAAGCGGTTTTCGGGGCACAGGGGATGAATGTTGCACTGAAGGACGCCATGCTCTGCTGGGGCGAGGATGAGGATAAGCCGGAGGTGGATCCGTTTGCGGCGCTGGAAGACGCGCTGAGCCTTGCAGCAATGTCATAAATAATGATGAAAACCTGCTGTGGCAGGTTTTTTTTGCCCGGAGAAAGGTGAATGGCGACGTTACGTGAACTGATTATCAAAATTTCGGCAAATTCGCAGTCATTCCAGTCGGAGATCCAGCGAGCGTCCCGTATGGGCAGTGAATATTACCGGACCCTGCAGAATGGCGGGCGTCAGGCCGCTGCGGCAGCCCGGGAGCAGCGACGTGCCCTGGCAGAACTGAACAGCCAGTTGACGGAAATTCGCGGTTCTGCTGTCGGAATGACCGGTGCGTTTGCCGGTGCCTTTGCCACCGGACACCTGATTTCACTGGCGGATGAGTGGAGTTCCGTAAATGCCCGTCTGAAACAGGCATCACAGTCATCCGATGAATTTTCGTCATCACAGAAAGTGCTGATGGATATCAGTCAGCGGACAGGCACGGCATTTTCGGATAATGCGGCCCTGTTTGCCCGTTCGGCTGCCTCGATGCGTGAATATGGTTACAGTGCCGGTGATGTACTGAAGGTGACGGAGGCCATTTCCACGGGGCTGAAAATCTCCGGTGCCAGTACGGCTGAGGCGGGTTCGGTGATCACCCAGTTCAGCCAGGCGCTGGCACAGGGTGTGTTGCGCGGTGAGGAATTTAATTCGGTCAATGAAAGTGGTGACCGGATCATTCGTGCACTGGCTGCAGGCATGGGCGTGGCCCGTAAAGATCTGAAGGCGATGGCGGACGATGGTCAACTGACGGCGGATAAAGTCGTGCCCGCGTTAATCAGCCAGCTGGGGACATTGCGTGATGAATATGCCGCCATGCCGGAAACGGTCTCTGACGGGATCACAAAGGTGGAAAACGCCTTTATGGCCTGGGTGGGCGGTGCGAATGAGGCCAGCGGGGTGACAAAAACGCTCTCCGGCATGCTGAACGGTGTTGCCGGACAGATTGATAATGTGGCAACAGCTGTGGGTGCGCTGGTTGCCGTCGGGGTGGCCCGGTACTTTGGCAATATGGCCTCCGGAGCGATGTCTGCCACGGCAGGACTTGTGACGGCTGCACGTAATGAAGTTGCACTGGCGGAAGCACAGTTCAGGGGAACGCAGATTGCCACGGCGCGGGCAAGAGCAGCCGTGTACCGTGCTCAGCAGGCCGTGGCGGCAGCCCGCGGGACGGAGATGCAGATTGCTGCAGAGGCCCGTCTGGCGGCCACCCAGGAACGCCTGAACAGAAATATTGCTGCCAGAAGCGCCGCCCAGAATGCGCTGAACAGTACAACGGCGGTGGGCTCACGTCTGATGAGCGGTGCGCTGGGGCTGGTTGGTGGCGTACCCGGACTGGTGATGCTGGGGGCTGCAGCATGGTACACGCTGTACCAGAATCAGGAGCAGGCCAGGGAGTCTGCGCGCCAGTATGCACTGACGATAGATGAAATCGCGCATAAAACGCCGTCAATGTCTTTGCCTGAAGCCTCAGATAATGAAGGACGAACACGGGCGGCGCTGACAGAGCAGAACCGGCTGATTGATGAACAGGCCAGTCGGGTGAAATCCCTGCAGGAAAAAATCGCAGGATATCAGTATGTTCTGGCGAACCCGGGCTGGACGACCGGTGACGGATTCATGATAAACCATCTGACCTCGGTGAAGACTGTAACGGAAGGGCTTGCTCAGGCAACAGAGCAGCTTGCCGTTGAGCAGTCCCGTCTGGCACAGATGCAGGAAAAAGCGCAGTCCATTCAGGATGTGCTTGCCGGGCTGGAAGACCGTCGTGTGGCGTTAATTCGTCAGCAGGCGGCAGAGCAGAATAAGGTGTACCAGTCCATGCTGGTTATGAACGGTCAGCATACGGAATTCAACCGTCTGCTGGGGCTGGGTAATGAACTGCTTCAGCAGCGGCAGGGACTGGTGAATGTGCCGTTACGGCTGCCACAGGCCACTCTGGATGATAAACAGCAGAGTGCCCTGACAAAAACAGAGCGTGAGCTGGCCCTGTCCAGACTGAAAGGGGAAGAAAAAGAGCGTGTCCGACTGGGGTATGCGGCGGATGACCTCGGTTTTGTGGGTGATCCGTATCAGGAGGCGAGACAACGTTATATCAGTAATGCCCTGGAAGCCTGGCGCAATAACGAGGCGAATAAACCCAAATCCCGGGGTGGAAAATCAGAGACGGAAAAAGCGGAAGACAGTTTTTCCCGGCTGCTGAAGCAGCAGAAAGAGCAGCTGGCACTGGCGGGTCAGAATACAGAGCTGGCGAAGCTGAAGTACCAGACTGCGCAGGGCGAACTGAAAACCCTGACGGAGATGCAGAAGCAGGAACTGCTGCGTAACGCGACCCTGATTGACCAGCAAAAAATCCGGGAACAGTTGCGATCCCGGGAAGAGACACTGAAGAATGAGAATGCGGCTGCGCGTGCGTCGAATGATGCTGAACTGCTGGGGTACGGGCAGGGGGAACGAGCCAGAGAACGCATGCGGGAGTTGCAGCAGATCCGCGACAGCTTCCGCCAGAAGGATGCGGACCTTCAGTCTCAGTATCAGACCGGGGATATCAGTGAGGATTTTTACAGACAGGCACGGGCACAGAACGCGCAGTATCTGAGTGAACGCCTTAAAGACCAGGAGGCTTTTTATGCCGAATCGGATGCGCAGCGTGCTGACTGGCAGAAAGGACTGCAGGAGGGGGTCAGCAACTGGGTGGACAGCGCATCAGATTACGCTTCACAGGCAGCACAGCTTGCGACAGACGGTATCTCAGGGATGGTGAATAACATCACGGAGATGCTGAACGGAAATAAAGTGGAATGGCGCAGCTGGGCTGCATCAATCCTGCAGGAAATATCAAAAGTTCTTATGAATGCCGCGATTGTCAACGGGATCAGGACGGCGGCAAACAGTATGTCCGGTGCGGGAGGATTTCTCGGCAGCATTGGTGACTGGCTGGGCGGGGCGGTGGCCAATGCAAAAGGCGGCGTGTATACCTCGGCAAACCTGAGTGCGTACAGCAACAGTATTGTGGATACGCCCACGTACTTTGCCTTTGCAAAAGGGGCGGGACTGATGGGGGAGGCCGGTCCTGAAGCCATTATGCCCCTGACCCGGGCGGCGGATGGCTCGCTGGGTGTGCGAGCGGTGGGCAGTATGAACGGTAGTGCGGGTCTGGTGTATTCCCCGGTCTACCATATCGCCATTCAGAATGACGGGACTAATGGCCAGATAGGGCCGGAAGCTGCGGGCACCCTTGTGCAGCTGATTGACCAGCGGGTGCAGGCGGTGATGCTGTCCATGCGACGTGACGGAGGAATGCTGAGTGGCTGAGATAAAAACGCAGCATCTGGTCCCGCGTGAAGGGATGCAGGTGAGTGAGAAGCCGTCGGTGGTGAGGGTGCGGTTTGGTGACGGTTATGAACAGCGCCGCCCCACAGGGCTGAATCCTCAACTGAAGACGTTTCAGGCGGTGTTCCGGGTGACGGATGAGTCAACCCGGCGCTGGCTGGAAGAGTTTTTATCGTGGCATGGTGGTTACCGTGCCTTTTTGTGGCGACCGCCGAAACATAACCGGACGGTGAGGGTTGTGTGCCGTGAGTGGAGTGTCACGGATAATGCCCGGTACAGTGATTTCAGTTGCACGATAGAGCAGGTGGTGAACTGATGCAGGATATTCACGAAGAAAGCCTGAACGAGTCGGTTAAGTCAGAGCAGTCACCGCGGGTGGTGCTCTGGGAAATATGTTTTTGATTGAAAATGGCATTGTTTTCTCCTTTGCTACATGAAATGTGTTTTTATGCTATTCCGTTATAAGTTGGTATCATTAAGAATACTTATATGTGGCTCCAGAGTATTTGGGGTTGTAGTCTTTCCACTCTGGTGCGCCTAATATTTTTTCTGCTGGTATCTCTTTCCCACGCAAGTAAAACTTTATGTTTTTCATTATCTGGTCGTTGTCTTTGTTGCGATAAATCCATCGTAATTCGCTGGCTGTAATACTCTGACCATAACCATCTGACTTGTTAGCAATGAGTTTGAGTGAGTTGACAAGTTCATCCGCACAAAAAATAACCGTTTTATTGCGTGTTAAAGTCTGAAACTCCAGGCCGGCCTTGCTTGTTTTTGCCCATAATTTGTCGCGATTGTATACGGAAAGGTCGGCCATGGTAACATTATAATTATTGTGATTCTTTAAGAATTCAATATGTAGATTTTTTACGGTTGATGGCATGTCTGTGATTTGTAATTTTTCACAGTTAATGACGGAGAGGTTTTGTGTATTAACCGGCAATCCTGTAAGGGTTGTCAGGTTGTTGCAGTTTTCGATTGTAACTGATGTTATTTCGTTTGGTAACTGTGGCAGATACTCAATATCACAATCTTTGATATATAAACGACCACTGGCCCGCGCTTCTTCTATCTGAATTGGTATGATTTCGCTTTTGATGTCTGCTGATGTTTCAGCGGAATAGGAGCAGAATGTCCCGGTCGGTCGTAATTGCGATGTAGGAAGCATTGATAAATTCCATTTTTAGAAATAAATAACAGAGTAAGTTCTATCCATACTACTAATCAGCAAGCTAATTTTAACAACCAGCAAAGCTAAGGTGTCAATATTAGAAAAGAGAGTTATATCTCAAAACCAACAGACTGTTGATTTTAACTTTTGCGAATACTTTCTCCAGTCCGTCATGCATGGATTAGGATTGCTCATTTTTATACCATTTGTTGTTTTTTATAGCGATTTGCTAAAAGGGAGAAGAAAAAACGTTCTCCAAAATTAGATTGCAACTGTTTGATTTTATGGATAGAGGCATGCTGTTTACTAGACAGTAAAAAGCATGCCAAATTTGCTATTAACCTTTTGAATATAAAGCACTAATTATCTATTTCTGTTGCCTTCTTATTCAGCAGACGAGAAGCGCGCCAGTAAACCAGCAACATCAGGCCCATTACGATAGTCAGCGTAATGCTGGTGGCTGCACCAAACGGCCAGTCACGAATATTGAGGAACTGTACCTTGATGACGTTACCGATCAGCAGGTTTTTCGCACCGCCCATCAGGTCGGACACATAGAACAGGCCCATCGCTGGCAGCATCACCAGCAGACATCCGGCAATAATTCCCGGCATCGTTAGTGGGATAATGATGCGGATAAAGGTCTGCAACTTGCTGGCACCGAGATCGCGCGCCGCCTCAAGCAACGGCTTATCCAGTTTTTCGATACTGGAGTACAGCGGCATCACCATAAACGGCAGCAGAATGTAAACCAGACCGATAATCACCGCACTAGGCGTGAACATGATGCGAATTGGTGTATCGATAACGCCCAGCCAGAGCAAAAACTCGTTGAGATAGCCTTTGGTGCTGAGGAAAATTTTCAGCCCGTAAATACGAATCAATGAGTTGGTCCAGAACGGAACAATCAGCAGAAACAGCAGCAGCGGACGCACCTTGTGTGGCAGCTTCGCCAGAAACCAGGCAAAAGGATAGCCCAGCACCAGGCAGGCGAGGGTGGCGATCAGCGCCATATTCAGCGAGTGCAATAGCACTTCAAAATAGAGCGGATCGAGCAGACGCGTGTAGTTATCCAGCGTAAAGACCATTTTGACGAAACTGGCGTCGTCGCGGGTCAAAAAGCTGGTGCCAATGATCATCAGGTTGGGCAGAAAGACAAACAACACAAGCCAACCGACAATAGTGACAATCACTACATTCTGGAACTTACTTGTGTTCTTCATCAGCCAGTACGACCTCCCAGCTTTCTACCCAATTAATGGCCATTTTTTGGTCGAGAGAGTGGTCAAAGTCAGGATCGTCTTCATTGAAGAATTCGCTGACCATCACCATCTTGCCATTTTCCAGCTCAACAACCGACTCCAGCGTCATGCCTTTGTAGTTACGCTCGCGAACGTAACCAATCAGCCCTTCAGCGTGGTTGTCGTCGTTAATCTCTTCAACACGTAAGTCTTCCGGGCGCAGCAGAACATGCAGTTTTTGCCCCGGTTCAACGGCGAAGTTAACGTAGATATTACATTCGCGGCCTTCAACGTTGGCGCGTACGCGCTGCTCGTCGAGACGTTCGATGACAGTGGCGTTAAACATATTGATTTCGCCAATAAACCCGGCGACAAACAGGTTTTTCGGCTCTTCGTAGATTTCACGCGGCGTGCCGTCTTGCTCAATGCGACCATCGCGCATCACCACGATCCTGTCCGACATGGTAAGTGCTTCTTCCTGGTCGTGAGTTACGAACACGAATGTAATGCCAAGCTTACGCTGTAACGCTTTCAGCTCGTTCTGCATTTGCTTGCGCAGTTTGTAATCCAGCGCTGAGAGCGACTCATCCAGCAACAGCAGACGAGGCTTGTTAACCACCGCGCGGGCAATGGCAACGCGTTGCTGTTGACCGCCAGAGAGCTGATGTGGTTTGCGTTGAGCGAAGGTTTCCAGCTGCACCATCCGCAGGGCTTCCATCACGCGGGGCGTAATTTCAGCAGCGGGGGTTTTTTGCATGCGCAACCCAAAGGCCACATTTTCGAACACGGTCATGTGGGGGAAAAGTGCGTAGCTTTGGAAAACAGTGTTCACATAGCGGTTTTCCGCCGGAACGTGGGTGATGTCCTCGTTATCCAGCATGATGCGTCCGGAATCAACAGTTTCCAGACCTGCAATCAGGCGAAGAACGGTTGTTTTACCGCAGCCAGAAGGGCCAAGCAGCGTGAGGAACTCGCCATTGTTGATAGTCAGATCCAGCTGGGGAATGACCTCTTTACCATCAAAGCATTTGCGAATTCCCGCCAATTGCACCAGCGGTGAAAGCGAACTCGGTTGTTTATTCAATTTTTTACTCTGTCCCATGTAAACGCAACGGATGGCTTACCGATGCGGGGTTTGTGGTTAACCACCTTGGTGACTCTTAATGAGGGCGGTAATTCTACGGCAAACCGCTTGAATCGCCAATCTTTGTTGTGAATTACTGGCTTAGCTTTATATTCATTAAGGTAATGCTGATAAATATTCCCGCTTGCAGGGCTAAAAGTGACCTGACGCAATATTTGTCTTTTCTTGCTTCTTAATAATGTTGTCACAAAAAGTGAGGGTGACTACATGGATAAACTACTTGAGCGATTTTTGAACTACGTGTCTCTGGATACCCAATCAAAGGCAGGGGTGAGACAGGTTCCCAGCACGGAAGGCCAATGGAAGTTATTGCATCTGCTGAAAGAGCAGCTCGAAGAGATGGGGCTTATCAATGTGACCTTAAGTGAGAAGGGCACTTTGATGGCGACGTTACCGGCTAACGTCCCTGGCGATATCCCGGCGATTGGCTTTATTTCTCATGTGGATACCTCACCGGATTGCAGCGGCAAAAATGTGAATCCGCAAATTGTTGAAAACTATCGCGGTGGCGATATTGCGCTGGGTATCGGCGATGAAGTTTTATCACCGGTTATGTTCCCGGTGCTGCATCAGCTACTGGGTCAGACGCTGATTACCACCGATGGTAAAACCTTGTTAGGTGCCGATGACAAAGCAGGTATTGCAGAAATCATGACCGCGCTGGCGGTATTGCAACAAAAAAACATTCCGCATGGTGATATTCGCGTCGCCTTTACCCCGGATGAAGAAGTGGGCAAAGGGGCGAAGCATTTTGATGTTGACGCCTTCGATGCCCGCTGGGCTTACACCGTTGATGGTGGTGGCGTAGGTGAACTGGAGTTTGAAAACTTCAACGCCGCGTCGGTCAATATCAAAATTGTCGGTAACAATGTTCACCCGGGCACGGCGAAAGGAGTAATGGTAAATGCGCTGTCGCTGGCGGCACGTATTCATGCGGAAGTTCCGGCGGATGAAAGCCCGGAAATGACAGAAGGCTATGAAGGTTTCTATCACCTGGCGAGCATGAAAGGCACCGTTGAACGGGCCGATATGCACTACATCATCCGTGATTTCGACCGTAAACAGTTTGAAGCGCGTAAACGTAAAATGATGGAGATCGCCAAAAAAGTGGGCAAAGGGTTACATCCTGATTGCTACATTGAACTGGTGATTGAAGACAGTTACTACAATATGCGCGAGAAAGTGGTTGAGCATCCGCATATTCTCGATATCGCCCAGCAGGCGATGCGTGACTGCGATATTGAACCGGAACTGAAACCGATCCGCGGCGGTACCGACGGCGCGCAGTTGTCGTTTATGGGATTACCGTGCCCGAACCTGTTCACTGGCGGTTACAACTATCATGGTAAGCATGAGTTTGTGACTCTGGAAGGTATGGAAAAAGCGGTGCAGGTGATCGTCCGTATTGCCGAGTTGACGGCGCAAAGGAAGTAAGCGAAAAGGGATGCGGCATGTGATGCCGCATCCGGCTTAAATCCAAACTTACCCTTCGAAGAACCAGTATCCGCTATTGACCAGCGCCGCGAGCATCGCGAGGAATGACGGATCTTCCAGCGCATCGCCAAAATTCTCCGCAGTCAGCGCAATGTTGCTGGCGAGCGCATCCAGTGCCGGACGGTGCGGGGAATCGATCTTCTCACCATTGGCATACACGTCGTCGCCAATGCGCAATACGCGCAGACCCCCCAGGCGCACCAGCACATCACCTTGTTTCAGCGCATCGTAGATTTCATCCGGCTGATAAGGCGGCTCTGGCGGCGCGATATCCAGTTCATGACGTGACTGGGATATAAACTCGCCAAACCATTGCTTAAAGTGTTCCGGCTGGTTGATCAATTCGAGCATCATCTCACGCAGTTTATCCATCTCTTGCGGCAGAACGTCCGCAGGATGAGCGCGAGGTGGAACATCAGGATCGCTGTAGTAGTTGCCGCCCAGTTCACGTTGCAGCACATAATCGGCAAATCCGCTAATCAGTTCCCGCGTATTTGGCGCGCGAAAACCTACGGAATAGTTCATCGCATTTTCCAGCGCGTAGCCTTCATGCGGGAATCCTGGCGGAATATAAAGAATATCGCCAGGCTCCAGCTCTTCATCGATGATGGCTTCGAACGGATCGACCTGTAACAGATCCGGGTGCGGGCAGTGCTGTTTCATTTGCAGCTTTTCGCCCACTCGCCAGCGACGACGTCCGGTACCCTGAATAATAAACACGTCGTACTGATCGAGATGCGGGCCGACGCCGCCGCCCGGTACAGAAAAAGAGATCATCAGATCATCAATACGCCAGTCCGGTAGTTCACGGAACGGTCGCATTAGCGCGGCGGTCGGCTCATGCCAGTGGTTCACAGCTTGCACTAACAATGACCAGTTAGTTTCACCGAGATGATCGTAGCTTTCGAACGGGCCGTGGCTGACCTGCCATTTGCCATCCTGATGACTGACCAGTCGACTGTCGACTTCGCTTTCCATCGCCAGACCCGCCAACTCGTCTGGAGAGATCGGGTCAATAAAATTATTAAAGCCGCGTTTTAACACCACCGGGCGTTTCTGCCAGTGACGTTCAAGAAAATCGGGCCAGTTTAGAGTGAGTTGGTATTCCATGTTAAGCATCCACAGGCTGGTATCTGCAACCGATTATAACGGATGCTTAACGTAATGCGTGAAGTATGGACATATTTTATCAATTAGTGTTTTTTGCCGTTTCATAATGTTTCAGATTGTTCATTATGTTTTTGATTATAAACAGATTTGTGATTTTCCTTGTTCCAGCTTGTTTCACGTTGTAGCCCTTTGTGCAACGATCGGTGTAGTTAATGGTGTAGTTAATTGTGATGACCGGAATCAAAATTATGAGCAGAGCACTTAACAAACTGAGCGATACACAGCTGAGGAAAATCAACGGCACACCCGCCCAAAAAACAGCCTTTCTTAATGACGGTGGAAACCTGAGCGTCAGGCATTCAACCAGTGGCCTTTTAACCTGGTATTTCACTTACAGGGCCGGAACGGGAAGGGGGGCACCACCGGAACGCATTAAGCTGGGAAATTATCCTGATCTGAGCCTGAAATCAGCCAGGGAAAAAGCCGCCCAGTGTCGCGCATGGCTGGCAGAGGGGAAAAATCCACGTCATGAGCTTAATTACACCGTACAGGAAGCGTTAAAGCCGGTAACGGTTGGCGATGCGCTCACCTACTGGCTTGAGTCGTACGCAAAGGAAAACCGCGTGGATTATGCCGCCCTGAAAAAGCGCCTTAATAATCACGTAATACAGCACATTGGTGCTATGCCGCTGGATAAATGCGAGCTACGGCACTGGCTGGCCTGTTTTGACCAGGTGGCAAAGCGAACGCCTGTTACTGCCGGATTCTTGCTACAGACGTGCAAACAGGCGCTTAAGTTCTGCCGGAGGCGGCGCTATGCAATCAGCAACGTTCTTGATGATATGAGTGTGGCGGACGTTGGGAAAAAACCGGATATAAGCGAGCGTGTCTTAAGCACCAAAGAACTGGGCGAATTATTGCAGGCACTGGACAAAAAAATATTCTCCCCCTACTACATCGCGTTAATCCGCCTCCTGATTGTGTTCGGATGCCGGACGGTAGAACTGAGGTTATCGGAGATCAGCGAGTGGGATTTTACCGAAATGCTCTGGACCGTGCCGAAAGAACACAGCAAAACGAAGGTGGCAATATTCCGGCCCATACCGGAAGCAATACTGCCGTTCGTCACGCAGCTGGTGGAGCAGAACAGGCACACGGGTTTATTGCTGGGGGAAGTGAAACAGGAAACAAGCGTGTCGCAGTACGGCAGATTAGCGCACAGGAGGCTAAATCACCCTCACTGGTCACTACATGACATCCGGCGCACCTTTACAACGATGCTGAACGATTTAGGCGTGGATCCTCACGTCGTGGAGCAGCTTACAGGCCACCAGATGCCAGGAATGCAGCGAGTTTATAATCATTCCCGTTATCTGGATGCTAAACGCAATGCGCTGGATATGTGGACGGAGCGGTTAGGGATACTGGCGGGAACACATGAAAACGTAACCACGCTACCAGTAGCCAGAAGAAAATAATTTTTTTCGTGTTTTTTCAGTATGCGCATACTGTATATGCGAACAGATACAACGTGCAACAATGAGCAACAATGTGGAACAACTACGAACAAGAGGCGAAAAAGCGTACGGATTTATAAGTAGCTGATTTTTAATGCGTTACTGGTTTTTTATACACTAGCGAATCACTCTTTAAAGAGCGAGAAAAAAGGCATGAAACAATATTTTATGCCTTTGTATTAACATGAATTTAAAAGATTTTATTCTTACTGTTTCATTTTCTGTAAATCATACATCCTCAGTATTTGCCATTTATCACTCTAGCGGGAACAATACGACACAATAAGACACCTGATGACTCTTTAAGAAACGAAAGGGGGCAATAGTGTTAAGCACTGATCGGTTTATACGTGAAAAAGAATGCGAAAAACTAACCGGCCTTAGCCGTACGTGTCGCTACCGCCTGGAAAAGGCCGGACAATTCCCATCACGTCGTAAACTTGGCGGTCGTTCCGTTGGCTGGTCTTTATCCGAGGTTCTGGCCTGGAAGGATAGCTGCAAGGCAGTTCATTAATCACGCTGGCGGCACGCAGCCGCCACACATCAATCATCTGAACACAGAGCTATAACCATGAAGATTGAATATACGCCAGAACGTAGGCGGGGATTCGTTCGCCCTGGTGAAACTGAAAAACAACAAAATTGGGGTTTTTCAGGCATAACAAAAAGCGCCCAGTTACCTGAGCGCCTTTGTGAACGATTAACCTGCTGCACAAAAAATAAATATGAGCATTGGAATTATATCAACTGTGTGAAGAAGCGCCACAATTGCCGGATTACAGGCAAAAAAAATGCGACCTATGATGGTCGCAAAAATATGATATACATGTTGATTACACTATGTATCGACAACGATGCCACATTTTTGGCTGGTTGGCAAATCTGTCATCAGGGCGGACAACAACGCCACGATCTCATCTTTCTTGGGCAATTTTTAAGAAAATCCTCAAGGGCAAATCTTTTTGGCCTTGCTTCCTGTTCATGGTCAGGCATTTCATCCATTTCTCTTAATTTTTTTTCTACCTGTCTTTCAAGTATGGATAATGCGATTTCCCGTAATTCTTCGTTGTTCATTGTCTACTCCTGTAAAGAAATGCGCCGTAGTTCCTCACACCACGGCGCTGATAGTGATTATTCTGATTCTTTGGCCTTCCGGCGCTGTTCATATTTTAATTTGCGTCCACAGGCATCTAAGACCCATGCGGAAAAATTAGCACTAGGATTAGTTAATTTTTCTTGTTCAACGCTGGCATCAATCCCATCTATAAGCTCATGCGGGAATCGAATATTTTTCTTTGCTGATTTGTTGTTTGTGTTACCGCTAGACATTGATGCACCTCACTTAAATGGACTTTATGGGCGCACACAATACAGCAAAAAAAATGAGATGTTAAGTATTGACATGTGCGCACACATGATTTTGATCTGTGCGCACAGTTTGAGTTTTGTCACTCAAATTAAGCAACGCCCCGCAGTGCTCGCAACACATGCAGGGCGTCTAACCACCAACGATAGCGAAAGTATCGAGGTAGCTATGAGAAATCATACCACACACCCGCAAGGGCGGGACTCGCACGACCTGAATAAATACATCTGGCGTTTTATCGCCCTGAGCACGGCACAACCGCGCGTGATTACCATTGAGGCCACCAGCGAACAGGAAGCACGCCAGCAATCCCCGGCTGGCTGCGTGATGGTATTCGCTGCCCGTATTCGTCAGGAGGTGCGCCATGATTAATCTGTCACTTACTGACCTTAACCGCATTCAGTTTCGTGAGAAATTCACAGGGCAGCTACTGGTCAATGTGGATAAAGGTCGCGTGGTGTGTAATTACCACTTACCAGATGAAGCAATTGTCGCCACAAGGGAATCATTACAGGAAATCACAAAACGTGCCGGAATGATTAACACGAATATTCAGGGGATGCTTTATGCACAATAAAACCACACCGGACGCAGCCGCCGAAGCCATCAAAACGCTGATGCACGCGCTGATTGATATTTCTGTTATCGCGGACAGGGCACATAAGCACGCCACCAGCGAAACAGAATATGCCGGTGCTTTCGTTCCTCACTCACTGGCTGTCATGCAATTTAGTGCTGATACGGCGCTGAATGAGGCCAAAGCTATCCTGATTGCTGATTGTGAAAATGGGGGGGGTTATGCGTGATGATCGTTTTAATTCCCTGAAACAGGAATTTTCCGGCGTTCCTGATGATGCGGCTGATGCGCTTTCGTCAATGCCAGAACTTATTAGAGCGGCTTTTTTCTTACTTTCCACGAGAGAATATAAATCAACGGGGCTTGATGTACTGAATATCGCCGCCGATTATGCGGAATATGTGGCAGAGGCGCGTTATAGAAGAAAATTTCCTGAGGATGTAAGCCATGCGTGATATTTACCACCAAACAATAGACCGCGCATTTCTTGCACTTTCTCACAGTGAAAACATGCTGGAAATATTGCGCATATGGCTTGAAACACTTGGCGACAATGAACGCGACAAACAAAAATCAAGAATTGCCACGGCATTAATAACGCTTCTTGAGCCTGTAATAATGGAACTGCAAGAAATAGATCTATTGCACGACAGATATAAAGAACAGCACACCGGAGAATAAAAATAATGAAACTTAAATATTCTGGCTTAACTGCCAGTGGCAACACTCACCCTAAATTTACGCGCGGTGATATTTACCGCGACCAGTACGGCGGCACGGTAATGATTAAGGGCGTGGAAGAACGGCGCGTAACCTACCGCCGTGAAGGTTACGAATATGATTGCGTGATGCCTGTTTATCAGTTCCGGCGTGATTTTTCTCTGGTACAGACCGCGCCGCATAACGTGCCCACCAGCA